TGCTCCGGGTTCTGGATGGTCGACCTGATCAAATACATCGAGAGCCGGGACGACTTCGGCGACCGGCGCGACGAACTCATCAGCGCCGAGACGGGCATGGCCGAAAGCACCGTGAGCGTGTATCGGTCGATCGGCAAGAGCGTGCCGCCGGAGAACCGGGTCGCCGGCGTGCCGTTCGGGCACCACATGGCGGTCGCGAGCCTCGAGCCCGAGGAGCAAACCGAGTGGCTCGAAAAGAGCAAGGCCGAGGGCTGGACCCAGACGGAGCTGAAGGGGGAGATCCGCAGCTCCAAGCGTCTTAAATTATTAAAGGGCTCGGCGCCCAGCGTGCAGCAGCTCGAGATCGTGCTGCACGTCTCGGTCGAAACGCCGAGCTATACCAAGGCCGCGGTCCTGGCGAAGACCGAGATCGCGCGGCTGCTCAAGAACGCCCCGGGCGGGCTGATTCTTGAGGCCAAGGTCGCCAGTGTGAAAGCGAGGAAGTGATGGAAGTCGGCCGGCGCGCGTTTATCCAGATGATTACGGCCGCGGTCGCCGGCGGGGCGGTGCTCGACGTCGACAAGCTACTGTGGGTGCCGAAGCCGATGATCGTCGTGCCGGCGCTGCCGGTGGCGCTCGTCGAGGATGCGACGTTCACGCACTTCGCCGGCTTCGGCACCGGCTGGTTCGACTACATGAACCGGCAGCTCATGGCGGCGACCGGCGTGCCCGAGCACCTGATGACGCCCGAGCTGGGGCGGGAGATGTCTCGCGGGCTGCTGTCGCCTGACGACATCCGCCGACTGGCGGCCAAGTGAGCCGACCACCGCGGCAGAAGCCCGGCCGCTCGCGCCAGGACTTCGTCACCCCGCCCGAGTTCATCGCGGCGGTGAAGCGCCGGCTGGGGATCCGCGGATTCGCGTTCGACTTCGCGGCCGACTACCTGAACACGAAGGCGCCGCGCTACTGGAACGAGACGGCCGACGCGCTGAGCTTCTCGCCGGATGAGTGGCGCGCGCAGCTCGGGAGCGGCTGGGGCTGGCTCAATCCGCCGTTCGCGAAGATCGCGCCCTGGGCGGCGAAGGTCGCCGCGGTGCGCGGGCTGGGCGGGTCGATCGCCTTCCTGGTGCCGGCGGCGGTCGGGAGCAACTGGTTCCGCGATCACGTGCACGGCCAGGCGCGCGTGCTGTTCCTGAACGGGCGGATCGCGTTCATGCCGGACAAGCCGACCTGGGGCTACCCGAAAGACGCGATTTTGGCTTTATGCAGCCCGAGTGCGAGGGTCGGTTACGAGGTATGGAAGTGGCGCCAGCCATCAATAAAATAGACACGAACGGGCCGATATTTCCAGAGCGCGGCACGCCTTGCTGGCTCTGGCTGGGTCCGCCTCGCGAAGACGGTTACGGCATGTCGAGCGTGAGGCATGTCGCCATGAAGGCGCATCGCGCAGTCTGGATCAAGAGCGGGCGCACGATCTCCGCCGGCCTCGACCTCGATCATTTGTGTCGGAATCGTCGATGCGTCAACCCCGACCAGTCACGCGGGCTGTGAATCTCCAACGGAGCCCACTTACCGGACCAGGGATCAATGCCAGAAAAACACATTGCATTCGCGGCCATAGCCTCGTCGGCCAAAGGGTCTACCGTTACGTCGATAAGCGCGGCGTTTCGCACCGTCGATGCTTAACCTGCGTCCAAATCAGAAGGAGGCGACAACGATGACCAAGCAACGCAAGGCGGAGCTGTTGAACCAGATCGAGCACGCGAAAACATGCGCGCAATCGCATCGCCTCGAGGACGTGATCGACGGCTTCAACCTGCTGGCCGAGGTCGTCGCCTCGACCGTGCGCGAGCTGGGACCGAGCGCGCACGCCGAAGCCGTGTCGAACCTCCAGATGCCGGCGTCGAAGTCCGGCGGCGATGTTCGCTGACCCGGTGCTGCCGGCGCTCGTCGCGGTCGCCGTCACGGTGCTCGTGGTGCGGGTGTGGAAAATGATTTTCCAGCGATGAAGGGCTACCTCCCGGTCCATTGTTGTTGTGAGCCCGGCCGGCGGTTCGGCTGGGTGCCGGCGCCGTCGTGGCTCACGGCCACGCGCCACCGGCCCGTGGCCGTGCGGTTCCATATACCACCAGAGCGAGAGTTCATCGGCGCCCTCGACGAGATACGTGCGGTCGAGATCAAGAGCGGGCAGGTCATCTACACCGAAGTCAACGAGCTGGCGCTCGCGCCGGTCGACGGCGGGACGGGCGAGGTCATCCTGGCCGTCAGCAGCGCCGACGTGCCGCTCGAGACGTGGCGCCAGGTGCCGGGGTTCATCGAGGACCGACGATGACCAAGCTCACCCTCAAGGAGCAGCGATTCATCGACGCCTACCTGGGGTCGGCCGGAGGCAACGGCACCGCGGCGTGCCGGCTGGCGGGCTACCAGGGCAACGCCAAGGTGCTCGGCGTGACGTCGGTGCGCCTGTTAGCAAAACCTAGGATTCAGTCCGCCGTCGCGCTCCGAGTGCGCCGGCAGGCCAAGCAAGCCATCCTCACCGCCGACGAGCGCGACAAGATCCTGTCGCAGATCGCCGGCCGCGGCACCGAGGCCGGACGCATCCGCGCGATCGCCGAGCTGAACAAGTGCAGCGGTCGGCACTCGATCAAGCACGTCCTCGACGTGACGGAGACGCTGAGCGACATCATCGCCGGGTCGCGCAAGTGAGCAGACGAACGATTCAAGGAACGGAGAACCAGGCCGTTCTCGGCGCCGCGGCGTCCCGCAACAACGGGCGCTATAACGGCAACGGACGCGAATGGGCGACACCGCCGGAAGTGTTCAACCCGCTCCATGCGGAGTTTGATTTCACGCTGGACGCCTGCGCGACGGCCGGCAACGCGAAGGTGCCGCGCTACGTCACAGAGGTCGAGAATGGCCTGATGCGGTCGTGGGCTGGTGAGCGGGTATGGATGAATCCGCCCTATGGCCGCGAAGTTTACGCCTGGACGCGCAAGGCGCGCGAAGCCAGCCCCGACGCCGAGGTCATCGTGGGACTACTGCCTGCCTCGACAGACCTCGCGTGGTGGCACGACGACGTTCTCGCTGCCGGCGCGGAAGTGCGCTACCTGCGCGGCCGGGTGCGGTTCCTGACAGGCGGGCCGTATCGAGCGAGCGGGTTCTTCGCGTCGGTCATCGTGATATGGCGGCCGATGCTCCGGCATTTTCACGCGAAGCTCGGCCCGGTAATTCGCTAAAACAGGCCACAAAATGCGGATCGCCCACGGGCCGGAGACACCATGACGCCCGCGGAGTCCACCATCAAACGCTGGCGCGAGGACGAGCGCGGCATCCTGCAATACGCCGACGAACAATTCCAGTTTCAACCGGACCCGTGGCAGGAGCGCGCGCTGCTGGCGTTCGCGAGCCCCGACCCGAAGTATCAGCGCATCAGCCTCCAGGCGTGCGTCGGCCCTGGGAAGACCGCGGTGCTGTCGATCGCCGGCTGCTGGTTCCTCGGCGTGCAAGGCGACAAGCTCGAGCACCCTCAAGGCGCGTGCGTCTCGATCACCGGCGACAACCTCAAGGATAATTTGTGGAAGGAGTATGGGAAATGGATCGGGCGCTCGGCCTACATGCGGGCGGCGTTCACGCAGACCAGCTCTCGCATCTTTGCCAACGACCATCCGACAACGTGGTTCCTGAGCGCGCGGTCGTGGGCGAAGTCGGCCAACGCCGCGGAGCAGGGCGCGACACTGTCGGGGCTGCACTCGAAATACGTGCTCGTCGAAGCGGACGAGAGCGGCGCGATCCCGACGACGATCCTGCGGGCCGGCGACCAGGCGCTCGCCCAGGCCGGCGGCGGGTTCGCCAAGTTCCTCCAGGCCGGCAATCCGATCTCGCTCGAGGGGATGCTGCACGCTGCGGCGAACGAGCTGCGGCATCTCTGGTTCATCATCCGCGTCACCGGCGACCCTGACGATCCCGAAGCGTGGGTCTACAGCCCTCGGGTCGGCGCCGAGCCGTTGCGGTGGGCGACCGAACAGATCGCGACCTACACCCGAGAAAACGCCTGGGTCAAGAGCTACATCCTCGGCCAGTTCCCGCCGGCGTCGATCAACGCGCTGCTGGGGCTCGAGGACGTCGAGCAGGCGATGGCGCGGCACCATCCGCGCACCGCCTACGAATGGGCGCAGAAGCGGCTGGGCGTCGACGTGGCGCGCTTCGGCGACGACCGCACGGTCATCTTCCCGCGCCAGGGGCTCGTGAGCTTCATGCCGATCGTGATGCGCCACGCGCGCGACTCGGCGGTGAGCGTCAACATCGCCACGCAGGTGATGGCGAGCAAGCTGCGCTGGGGCTCCGAGCTGGAGTTCTTCGACGCGACCGGCGGCTGGGCGGCCGGCGCCGTCGACGTGATGCGCGCCGCGGGGCACGGGCCGATCAATGTGCAGTTCGCGGCGCCGGCGATCGACCCGCGTTACGTCAACCGCCGGGCGGAAATCTGGTTCGCGATGGCGGAGTGGATCAAGGGCACCGGCACGCTGCCCCGCGGCCTCGACCAGATCGTCGCCGAGCTGACGACCCCGACCTATATGTTCCACAAGGGCAAGTTTCAGCTCGAGGAGAAAGACCAGGTGAAGATCCGCCTCGGGCGCTCGCCCGACCTGGCCGACGCGCTGGCGCTGACGTTCGGGATGCCGGACATGCCGGCGCATATGATGCAGCAGCTCCCTGGTGGCGTCGGCCGGCCTCGAGCGCGGGCGGTGACGCAGGATGACGTCGACGCAGAACGTGAAAAGTAGGCGCAAATATGGCACCCCGTCAGCGCACGGCCGAGCTTCAGCAGGTCGGTTACAACGAATGGGTCGCGCCGGCGCTGCGCGGCTACCTGATGGTGTGCTGCGGCTGCGGGCTGCGGCACCGGATGGACTTTCGGCGCTACCGTGGTCGGTTACATCGAGGACAGATTCAATTCAGAGCGCGCCGGCTACGGCGCCAGGAGACACCGATGGCGAAGAAGCAAGCAAAGAAACCAAACATGGCGGACTCGACGCTCCGGCTGCATCGGTCGCTGAAAAAAGAAGTCGACCTGCTCCGCGACCAATTCGCCAAGCGCGTCGCCGAGGTGGAGGCGCGCGTGACGGACCTCGAAGAACGCTTTGAAGACGAAGACCAGGATCCGGACGGGGAGGACTAACATGCCGCCCGGCAAAATCATTCACGAGTTCACGCTGCATCGGCTGGGCCGGGTGCAGAAGTGGGTGCTGCGGACGGAGCCGTTCGCGCAGCACCGCAACCTCCGCCGCGCCTACGAGGCCGGCTTCACCAAACGCACCGAGGACTACAACCAGGGCGTGACGCGCGAGGCGCTCAACATCCCGGTCGCGAAGGTAATGACCGTGGGCGATGCCTGGGAGCGCGGTTACGCCGATGCGATGAAGCAGGAGACGCCGCTCCCGCCGGTGGCGCCGTGATCCGTGAAGCGACCGTCGCCGACACCGACCGCCTCGTCGAGATGACGATGCGGTTCCTGACGACGACCGACTACGGCCGGCTGTTCGGCGCCAACGTGACCTGCATCCGCAAGCTCGTGGGGCTGGTGCTCGAGCATGGCGTCATCTTCGTCGGCGAGACGTGGAAACACGAGCTGATCGGCATGATCGCGCTGACGGCGCTGCCGCACCTGCTGACCGGCGAGGCGTGCGCCGAAGAACAAGCCTGGTGGGTCGAACCCGAGCACCGCGGGGGCTCGCTCGGCCCCCGGCTGCTGGCTGCCGCGGAGGGCTGGGCTAGGGAATCTGGCCTAGAGATGATAAAGGTAGTCGCGCCGGAAGGGGGCGACGTGGGCAAGTTCTATACCAAGCTCGGCTACGAAGCCGTGGAA